TGGTAACATAGGGGTGGGGCAAGCTCCAGTTCCAGGAGAGCAAGGATTTAGTGCACCTCTTAATCCTTCACCAGGACCTCAGCAACAAGACCCTGCTGCTATGGACCAACTACAACAATTACTGGGGGGTAGACAGTGATAAAGGAAGTAGCAAAACAATTACTAGCTATAGTTAATGTAAAGAAGAATACTGATGCCTTAGAAGTATATATGCAACATAGAATAGACGAGTTACATAAGTTATTAGAACAGCATGAAGATATGTACAATATAACTAAAGCACAGGGAGCAATCCAAGAAGTACGAAGACTTAAAACTCTTCGTGATGAAGTTCTAGCAAGGGCTGAAAATAATGGCAGTTGAGCAACCAAAACCTAGACCACAGGGATTGGGTAAATCACCTAAGTATACACAAGGTCAAGGATTAGGAGATGTTGAATTAAGAGCAGACTTAGAAAAATATATGTATGGTAATCCATTAGCTAGATTAGGCTATGAACTATATAAAGAAGGTAAGATAAGATTAGCTCCCAAAGAACCTTATGGAGGCAGTGACCTTGGAACTTATGAGAGTCCAAGTCTTGCGAAAAAAAGAAGGAACGCTCCGCAGGGAGTGCTTAAGTATATACAAAGAGAACAATTAAACAAAGGTAAAAGAGTTGACCCTTTAAAAATTTTTGTTCATGAGTTAACACATGCAGGAATTGATATTATTGAAGCAAGAGAAAAAAATAGACTTAGAAATTTAGCAGATGAATATGCATTTGAAGGCAGAGTAAATGAACCAGTATCCCGACCAGGGTTTAACCCTTATGGTTATATAGACTTTGAAGAAGGAGTAGTTCGTGCAGGAGATACACTAATGCAAGGCAGATTAGGTGATGCACAAAATCTTAAAAATGAAGAAGTTGGAAGAACTGGTTTTGATTTGTATTTCAAAAATGCTAGGCGTTTAAGGGATAGTGCAGAAAATAAAAAACTTTTTAAACAAGATTATTTAAACATATCTAAAGCAGCCCAAGATATTCTCAATCAAAGAGGTATACCTCCAGAGGCAACATCTCCTTCAGATACTAGAGAAAAAAGTTTTGGAAGAAGCTTTAAAAATTTTTTTAGGACATTAGTAGGTAAAGATAAAGAAAGAAATAAATTAAATTATTTAGGATTTGCCCAGCCTATTGATGATGAAGGAAACGTATACACTAGAGATGTATATAATCGTGATGGAGAATTGTCTTTAGGATATATAGACCCCTCAAACCCATCTAAGCTTAATAAAGGAGCAGCACTAATGGCATTACAAGAATCAGCAGGATTAGGTACATCCCCAATGACACAAAAGACCAGTCCACCAGTAGGTAACAAAAAACAAAAAGTAGAGAAAATGCCTAAGAGAGGGGCGGCTCCAAAAGTTGTTGACCCCAGAGATGAAGTTATGAAGCTTGTAGCTAAGAAATTGAAACAAGATAAAACAAATGTAGGTATTGCAACTCCTACTGCTCCTATGCCAACAGCTATGCCTTCTCCTATGACTACAGCTTTAGCTGCTCCGCAAATACCTGCCAAGAAAGCTGAAGAAGAACAGTTGCTTAGTTCAACTCCTATAAAAGCTGCCAAAGGTAAATCTATTGAGGATGCAGGGAAGTCTAAGAAAAAAGGTAAAGGTTTAGCCGTTGTAATCGATATGGGCAGCACAGAAAAACCAGAATATGAAGAAGCATCAATGGGCACACCTTCTGACCCTCCTCCAGGTGCTACAGCTGATGAAGTTAAAGATAATCAACATGTACTACTTAGTGAGGGAGAATTAGTTGTACCAGCTAACGTGGTTAGATACCATGGTCTTGGAATGTATGAAGGATTAAGAAGAGATGCGTTGCAAGGATTAGGCGAAATGGAAGATGCAGGTCAAGTAGAATATATTGATAATGAAGTTAAAACTGCAGCCGCAGGTATGACTATTATGAATGCACAACCTAATGTTGCTACTTTAGGGGGTATACAAAAACAACAGGCTACATATAACCCTGCTTTAGGACAATATGGTACAGCTGCAGCTCCTGAAGCGGCTTCTGCTAAATTTGTATCTACAGGTTTCATAGATAGAAACAAAGACGGAATTGATGATAAGCTACAGCCAAGTGTAAAGAAAACACCTGTAACTACTACTGCCGCACCAACTAGTATAACAACTAGTCCTGCAGGATTAGCATTAGGTCCTACTACAGATGCCAATACAGTTGTTGGAGCAGGTAATGTAGGTTCATATATATCTAAACAATCTGGAGTGCCAGGAAGCGGAGACGATGAAGGTACTCCTGTGGATAATACTATTCCCCCAGTTGCACCTACGAGAGTTGTTCAACAACAACAAGACAGTGGGGATGACGGAGGAGACCCTGAAATATCTGCAGGTCTTGGGGGAGCAAGAGCAACTATAGGTGGTCAAGAATATGCACTACAATATGATTTCAATGGTAATGTTACAGGTATTGCAAATGTTGCCGATGCTCTAACTTCTGGTAGAGCAAACTTTATTGCTCCTAATCCTGAACTTGCCATGGATTTACTTAACATGACCAAAGGACAAATAAACATGTTGTCAGGTGGGTTATACGGTAAAATGGCAGGAACAGATATTCAAAATAGACAGCAGACTATAGCGTTAGCTGAAAAAATAAAAGCAGGTAACTATGGAGGACTAGGAATGAGACCTCAGGATATGCCTATGCCTAGACCTGATGGACTTGGAACATCTACAATGCCTCGAGTTGAAACTGCACCAGTATCACCAGTCAATAGACAACTTGCTTTTGGACTTGGAGAAAACTTAGGTGGGTCTTTTGGAACAACTGATGTAGATTATAATCCAAATACAATGGTAGAAGGACTCCTACGTCCTGAAGCTCCTAAAGTAGACATAACTAACTTAGGTAGCATAGATGGTCCTGCGAATGAAGCTGCCCGTGCCAGTAAAATGGGTATAGATGGTCCGGCTATTACACCTACACAACCATTTCAACAAGCATATGACTATAGCGATGATATGTTACCTGACCGACTACAACAACCTCAACAACCCTTCTTTGGTGGGGGTATAGATGGTCCTGCTGACGCAGCCGCTAGTCGTGTTGGTATTGATGGTCCTGCATCTGCTGCTGCTTTGCAATCAAAACAAATGTTTGGACCCGATAGGTATGCTTACGATTATAATGATGATATGTTACCTGATAGACCAACTGCAAATTTATCTGGAGTAGGAGGAGCTATATCTTCTGAAGCACAGCAGGCTAGAGACCAAGCATTTAGAGAAGAAGCTGAAGCTAAATCTAGGAAAGAAGCCAGAGATGCACAAATGAGAGGAATAGGACTTGGATTATCTGCTGCAGCATCCGCTCCTGGAACTTCTACTAATGACGCTCTTCAAGGTAAAGGCTACAGTAGTTATGATTCTCAAGGAAATCCTTCAGGTGCAGCACCTGCGGGTTCTCAATATAGTGCTACTGGTACATTTAGTACGAGCAGAACTGATGATGATAACGATAATGACTTAGGAGGAGGAAGTGGTGCTGGATATGGCTCTGGAACAGGAGAAGGAGGCACACAAACTTCTGAAGAAACAAAAGTTGACCCAACAGCAGGTCAAGATTTATCTAGGACTTTTGCAGATGACGCTGCTACTTCTGATACTGGAGGAGGCAAAATAGTTTGCACAGAGATGTATAGACAAACTCAACTTGATGATTGGGCACAAGCTATGAAGACATGGCATATTTATCAGAAAAAATACTTGACACCTATACATGAAATAGGGTATCATTCGTTATTCAAACCTTTTGTTCGTGGTATGAAGGTTAATAAGGCACTAACAAACTTAGGTGCTTACCTTGCCGAAGAACGAACAAAACACCTTAGACATATTTTAACAAAAGGAAAAGCTAGAGACAGTATAGTCGGCAATATCTTTTGTAAAATAATCCATCCTATAGTTTACTTAGTAGGATTGGCGGTTCATAAGAAATAACTTATGAATTAATACACTAGCTACTTATCCCCCAATAATGGCTACGATAACCCTAGGAGAAATAATATGGCTGATATAGCTGTAGAACAGAAAATAGTTAAAACCCCAATAAAATATAAACGTAACGACGATAAAGAAGCGTTAGAGTTAGAAAAAAATATAAAAGAAAGAGATGCGGCTCTAGGTAAAGCCCAAGAAGAAGCCGAAGATGTTGCTGAAACAGAATCTCTAGCACCTGAGGAAAAAACTTTTAAAAAAAGATATGGTGACTTAAGAAGGCACACTCAGGAAAAAGAAAAAACTTATCAAGATGAGATATTTAAATTAAAGCAACAACTCACAGATACTGCAACTAAAGAAATAAAGTTACCTAAATCTGATGAAGAAATTAATGAGTGGGCAAAAGAGTACCCTGATGTTGCTAAGATTGTAGAAAGTATTGCTACAAAGAAAGCAAAAGAATTAGATTCTACTTTAGAAGAAAGAATGAAGTTAATTGCAGACAGAGAAGCACAAGCTACCCGTGCTACTGCAGAAGCAGAACTTATGAGACTTCATCCTGATTTTGACACAATTAGGAATGACCAAGAGTTTCATGATTGGGTTGAAGTGCAACCTAGATGGGTTCAGCAAGCTTTGTATGAAAATGAAAGTGATTCTAAATCTGCGGCAAGAGCAATAGATTTATATAAAATAGATATGGGAATAACAGATACTCCCACTAAAAAGAAACCAGATGCTTCTAAGGAAGCTGCAAAAGCTGTAACTAGAGGGGCATCCAATGCACCTGCAGCTAGTAAAACAGGACAAGCAAATCAGATTAAAGAGTCTGATGTAGCTAAAATGAAACCACATGAGTTTGCGAAAAATGAAGAAAGGATACAAGAAGCCATTCAATCAGGCAACTTTGTATATGATATGAGCCGACGAGCTTAATATTTTTCTTTACTTTTTAAAATTTATGTGTTATAAAATGTATAAATAGCAGCCCATCTTTTTGATGACTACCTCGCTTAACACATTTTCACGATTTATACTAAGAAAAACTACCTAGTTTAAGTTAGCCCCGCTACGGACACCTAACAGTTACTAGCCTTTTGATTGTGTATGCACTCGTATTTAATATTAGCCAAGGAGGATAACATGGCTTTCCAAACTGCGGCTGGATACGGGAATTTACCTAATGGCAACTTTAGTCCCATTATTTACTCCCAAAAGGTTCAGCAAGCTTTTCGTAAAACCTCTGTTGTAGAATCAATCACAAATAGTGACTACTTTGGAGAGATTGCGAATTATGGTGATACTGTAAAGATTATTAAAGAACCAGAAATCACTGTAAAATCTTACGCCCGTGGTGTCAACATTCAACCACAAGACCTAGACGATGAGGATTTTTCTCTTATCGTAGATAAGGCAAACTACTTTGCTTTCAAAGTTGATGACATTGAAGAAGCTCATAGTCACGTAAACTTTGAGTCAATGGCTTCTGACAGAGCTGGATATAGACTTCGTGACCAACACGACCAAGAAGTTCTTGGTTACTTGTCAGGTTTCAAGCAATCTGCACTGAATGCCGTAGCAGGAACTGCTAATGATGCTGTAAATGGCACAAAAGCTGTTTCAACTGCAGGTTCAGATGAACTATTGACAAGCATGAAGCTAAGAAAAGATAGCTTTGGTAACATCACTACTTCAAGTGCTGGTGACCACTCTATCCCATTGGCTCCAAGAATGCCAGGTGCTACAGCTCAGGCAACAGCAACTGCTACACCATTGCAAGTTATTGCAAGAATGGGCAGACTGCTAGATACACAGTTTGTAGACACAGAAGGTAGATGGTTAGTTCTACATCCAACTTTCGTTGAAATCTTAAAAGATGAAGATTCAAGACTTCTCAATGCAGATTTCGGTGAGTCAGGCGGATTAAGAAGCGGATTGTCAATAGGTTCGTTACATGGTTTTGATATATATATGTCAAATAACTTACCTGCCGTTGGTACAGGTCCAGGAACTTCAGGTTCTGCTAACCAAAACTCAAACTTTGGAGTTATTGTAGCTGGTCACTCTTCATCAGTAGCAACAGCTTCGCAGATAACAAAGACAGAGTCTTACAGAGACCCTGATTCTTTCGCAGACATCGTAAGAGGTATGCATTTATATGGCAGAAAGATTCTTCGACCAGAAGCAATCGTAACTGCTAAATACAACGTAGCGTAGGGAGGTATAAATGGCAACTTATGATTTAACTTCTAAAGATACCACTGGCGTATCTTCCGACTCTATCGCGGCTATGCCGTCATCTAAAAATACTCACGTAATGAGAAATATTGAGGCTTACCTTGATATTGATGCGTTAGTAGCAGCAGGTGGAAGTTTTGCAGATGGAGACATCTTTCAGGTGTTAGAAATCCCTGCAAATACTT